CTGTCAGTCCAATCTCCTTCGCCAAAATCAGCTTGAGTGATAAATGCACCCTTAAGCGTCCATTCTTCGACTTTATCACCAACTGGTCCAAGGACGTTGATTGTTAAATCTTTTTTATAGAAATCACTATAACCATCACGTCCGGTTACGGATTCGTGACTTAAACGAACCCATTCCATTACTGCTTGAGCGCCGGATGGAACGATTGGGTCATATAATTCCATTGTAATATCATCCCAAGTGGTTTTACCCTTGTAGTAACGTTGAATGTTGATATGGTCAAGAGTTTTCTTTTCACTCTTTACTGTTGGTCTTTTTATTTTTCTTACGAGAAACGAAGGGATACCGTCACAATATAAAATGAAACGATTCTTTGTTTTTGGTTCGAAATTCGTAAAAAATATTTCGTTGCTATTTAGTAAATCTGCCATTTTAGTGTCTCCTTTTATTGATTAAATTCATACACGTTTATGTGTTTATAATAAATATTTGAAAAAATAATTTTTTTGACTTTTTGTTGTTTTTTTGTAATAATTATACAATGTTTGAATCAAAGGGTATTTATGCCGAGAAAAAAAGATAATTTGCGTTGGTTGATGGTAGATTGTAAAGTTTGTTCAAAACCATTTGAATGCCGAATTTCTCGTAAAAGAATATACTGCAGCAAAAGGTGTTCGGCAAACGATATTGAAGTTAATAGTATTCGTGTTAATAAAACAAAACAAACATATTTGGAGAAATATGGAGGTCATCCGATGACTACGAATGAAACCAAAGAAAATCTCAAAAAGTCATTATTGGAGAGATACGGGGTAGAGCATTATAGTAAACACAGTGATTATAATAAAAAGGTAAAGAAAACCAAATTTGAAAGATATGGTGATGAAAAATATACAAATTTAGAAAAGATAAAATCCACATTGATTGAAAGGTACGGGGTTGACAATTCGCAAAAAATTAAAAGCGTAAATGAACAAACCTCAAATACAAAAAAAGAGAATCATTATATATTTTTAAAAAAACATTTTGAGGAATCGAATTTAATATGGTTGTGTGAATATGACGAATATAAAGGTTATCATTTTTCTAACAGATATAATTTTTGTTGTAAAACATGTAATAAAACATTTGAAAGCACGGTATATAACTTAAATAATATTTTTTGCGATTATTGTCATCCAGATAAAGTTACTACTGTAGAGAATGAAATTTATAAGTTTTTGATTGAAATTCTTAAAAAAGAAGAAATTATTAAGAGAAATGATAGAACCGTTTTAAATGGCAAAGAGTTAGATTTTTATGTTCCCTCGAAAAATTTTGCAATAGAAATTAATGGTCTTTATTGGCATAGTGAAAATTCAGGCGGAATAAACAAATATTATCATCTCAACAAAACAAAAAGTTGTATGACTCACGGAATCCATTTAATTCATATATTTGAAAATGAATGGATAAATAAAAAAGAAATCGTAAAGTCAATTATTAAAAATTTTATTAATTCTATATCCGATATATCAAAAATAAACGGACGAAACTGCGTTGTTTCGGAAATAAAAGAATCTGTTAAAAATTCCTTTTTGAATGAAAATCACCTACAAGGGGAAGATAAATCATCTATAAAAATTGGATTATTTAACAATAGCGAGCTTGTAAGTGTGATGACTTTTAGAAAAACTTCAAGATTTGATAATACAAGCGAATGGGAGTTGGTGAGGTTTTGTAACAAGATAAATACTATAGTTAATGGTGCAGCAAGCAAGTTATTTAGTTATTTTATAAATAATTATAACCCCAACAATATAGTAACTTATAGTGATAGACGATATTTTAGTGGCAAGATATATGAAAAATTAGGATTTAATTTTGTGGATTTTACACCTGTCAATTATTATTATATAATTAATAATTACAAAGATTTACGTCACAGAATGAGTTTCCAGAAACATAAATTAAGTAAATTATTGGAAAATTACGATGAGAAACTGAGTGAATGGGAAAATATGAAAAACAACGGTTATGATAGAATATGGGATTGTGGCAATTCTAAGTATTTTATATCATTTATCCGTTGAAATCTGTCGGTCATACGTTGAAGTAATGGCATTTTTAATTTTTTCTAAGTGACCTCTACTTCTCAATATTTTAAACACTAGATTTTCTGTGCTTAATTCTCCTCCTCTGTCCAATCCAGCTTGACGCATATCATACACATCTTTGAGGGTTGTTTTTAATAGTTCTAGATTTGATTCTTTGATTGCACTGTTTATCTTATACACAACATCGATGTATTTGTTCTGTATTAAGTTATTGTCTACGCTAAAGTTTTCATATTTTGGCTTGGATATCCAATTCCCACTTAATAGTGAATATACTCCACTTGACCTATTCTGTTTGTTCACATCTTGTATAAATACTTCTACATTATATCCATTTATATGAATATCATGATCTTTGTTCCATGCAGATTTTAATTGGTTTACATATTTTTCAACCATTTCAGTGTCACTATTTATATTCTTGAAATTTATAACTAAATGAATATCAAAGTCACTATGATTGGACCAGTTATAATTTGATAAACTACCAACGAACAATATGTCAACAAGAGGTGCGGTTAATTTAGTGTCTTTATAAAAGTCATTTGCAACTTGAATTAGTTTGTCTTTTATTTCTTTATTAAGAACCAGACCACTCCATATTGCTGGATTAAGTTGAGTATTATAAATTCTATATTTCATATATTAGTTCAACTATGTCCATTTGTTTGTTTTATTGCTCCCACGGCGGCTTCTATCTCTTTTTTTGCTTGGGATGCATTTCTATATACAACACCTTCTCCACCAGCAGCAATAAATTGTTCTACATTCTTATATAAATCGTCTAACAATATTGTTAATTTTGTAGCCCATCTCGATTTGTCTGTTCCTGAATCCGCGTAGTTTACTTTTATACCAGGCAAATATTTGTCTGTCCATAATTTTTTTCCAGCCTCAATATCACGAACAATTTTTTCAGATTCGGATGGAAAGTTTACACCAATTTGGTCTGCACTTGTGCTTGTCAAGATTTCGATATTAACTTTTGAGTTATTCTTTAATTCCGTTAGATATTCTCTTAAAATATGAAAATCAGACATTGGTTTCATCTCACTCCAATACTTCACACCTTGTTTAGAAATCTCACTCCACATTGCTTTTGTACCTTTTTTTCTTTCAAATACCGAAGGAGTTTCATTGGTCAATTGTTCAAATTGTAATTCAAAATCGGCTAAAACGCCGTCCATATCAAGATATAACGTGATAATTTCCTGTTGTTCCAATAAATTTGCGTCGTAGATTTCTTTTAATAATCGATCAAATTTAATCATATATATAATAAATAGTAGGAATTTATTTATCTTGACAAAGATTTATAATAAGCATAATATAAGAGTATAGTAACCGCTTAATATAAATAGTATCTTGTTATCTAATTAAGTTGCTTGTTGCGCTTAATTATATATTATAAATTGAGATTGCTTTTTTAAATATAAAAAACCGCAGCATTTAAATAATGCTGCGGTTATAGTAATTATAAACTAAGATTACTTTTTAGCTGGAACAAATGTTCCATCTCCAAGAGACAAATTTCCGTCACCGTAAGATTCGGCAATTTTATTAACCCACGATTGTTCTTCTTTTTGAATCTCAGCATATTCTTCGCGAGCTTTAGTTTCCGCATCTGCGAGCTGTTTAATCTTTTCGTCAAGCGCAACACGCTCTAAATAAAATTGACCAAAAAGATAGATTTTCTCTTGATACTTAGACTGAATTTGTTTCAATCCATCAAGCTCTTCCTGTTTTAACTTAATTGGCTCTGACATACTTATAGAGATGGGGGATTAAAATCGGACTGAGTTACTTGTGACAATCCTCCGTTCTGGGGAATTTCCTGTTGTTGCGGTTGAAGTCTGTTCCGCAATTCTTGATTTAGAATACGAATGTTTGCTTGAGATTGTTCGACCTTTGCAAGTTCGTCATAGACTGCAGCCTTAAGTTCTGTAATACTAAGTTTAGATAACTGGTTTTCCATAATTAAAATATCCTTTCTAGGTTATAACAATAATATATATTATTGAACAGGAAAAAATATTATTTTATTTATGAAAATTTTGTTTTGTTTACCAGGCAAAGAATTCAGCGGAAACTTCTTACAATCATGGACTAACCTATTATCTTATTGTTATTATAAAGGGATTCAATTAGTCTATAATCAAAAATACAGTTGTAATATTTATTACGCTCGTAATATGTGTCTGGGTGGTAGTATATTAGCCGGTGAAAACCAATTGCCATTTGGAGGAAAAGTAGATTATGATTATATGATGTGGTTAGATAGTGATATCATTTTTACTCCACAACAATTTCAAAAGTTGTTAGATCATAAAGAAGATATTATGAGTGGATTGTATAAGATGGACGGCGGCACACACTACGCGACAGTACCATATTGGGATGAAGAATACTTTCAACAGAATGGAAATTTTCAATTCATGGATGATTCTATGTTATCTGAATATAAAAAATGGAAAAAATATCCGGTAGTTTACACTGGGTTTGGATTTATGTTGGTTAAACGAGGCGTATTTGAAAGCATGAAATACCCATGGTTTCGTCCAGAATTTGTTAATATTCGAGGTTCAACTGACTTTACAATGGAGGATGTTGCTTGGTGTAGAGAAGTAACAAAACTGGGTTATAAAGTATTTATTGATACAGACGTTGTTGTCGGGCATGAAAAATTAAAAGTCTATCGATAATGTTTTTAATAGAGTTTCTATAAACAATTCATTTGATAATTTACAAGCATCTTTGCTTGCAATTATACCTTTTTCTTTTACTTTGTCTCTATTATTATAACAATATCGCATTGTTTCTATCATATGTTCTTCATCATACTTTGACCATTTTGCACCAGGAAACTCCCAAAAACCAGTAGCGTCAACCTCGGTGTAATTTAAACAAAAGCTATTATCTTCTGTCACAAATTCTTTTAATCCACCATAATTTGCAACAATTACAGGTCTACCACATGCCATACTTTCGTGTTGCATTAACCCCCATCCTTCTGCACTTACAGCAGAAACGAATATGTCGTTTGAACAATACCAATCTTTTAATTGATGTTTAGTAAAATTTTGAGTGTTGAATTCAATTCTACTATCTGTAAATTTTTGTGATAATTGATTTGATATTTTGATTGATAGACGAACATCTTTTTCAATTGGAAATGCTTTTATAAAGCATTTTATTACTTCTGGCAATCGTTTTCTTGGATCATCATTACCAGTTCCAAATGTAAAAAAATCATTATTATTTGGTTCTGTATAATTAAATATCTTTGTATCTACACCAAGATTTACCACGGTAATTCTAGTAGTACATCCTTGATTTTCAAATGTTTGTTTATTCCATTTGTTTGGTACTATAACTTGATCAAATATATTTATTTTATCAATATAAAAATCCCCAATTCTACTTGCTTCCCACATGCTAAAAAATGTTTTATTTTTACCATTTAGAATGTGTAATAAAGGATGTTGAATATCGGGATAATTAAAAGACGGAAATAACAATAATTCTTTTTCAGTTCCATTTTTTGGTGGAATATCATTAAAATAATTTTTAAATTTGTCTGATATTTTAGAATAACACTTTGGTATTACCACCACATTTTTATTTAACGATTCTTCTAAAATTGTTGACAATAATATATTGTAACCTGATATAAAATTATAGTCGCTTGCAAGCAATAATCTATTTGGCATTTTAAATCAGTTTGGAATGAATACGCTTCCTACCACAGTATCTCTTTTCTTTTGAAAATAGTCAAGTAAACTTTGATTTTCTTTTGTTAATCTTGAAAATGCCAAATTACAAACCTCACCTTGAGTTTTACCGTTTGAATCTTCCAATGGTATTAACTTTTCCATTGTACCTGTATTTCCAGTTGATAAATCTTTAACCAAAAATCCAACAACGATTGATGTGTGAAAATCCGGTGGATAAAGTTCATATCTGCATATTGTATATTCTATATCGTTCATATGTTTTTAAGTATAAATTTGAATGTATCTAGTTGTTCCCCCAAGTGATATTGGTAACCAACCAAGAAAACCTCTGGTGTTAGATGCTCCGCCGGCTAGAGTGGTATTGTCAATTCTAATAGGTGGATTTGTTCCATCACCATTTATATGTAATCTATTTGATGGTGCAATATTGATACCAAAGTTTGTAACACCGCCACCATTTCTTGTTGGAACATCTAGAACGGTTCTAAAATTAGCTGGCGAATAATATCTTATATAATTATCATTAGAAGCATAAACTTTGTCAATTGCAACAGTACTGTTGTCTCCTGAAATCGTATTTATCCAACCGGCATGAATGTAACCATTTTCTTGTGTTCTTACTATTTTATTTGCTTCGTAATTATTTCCTGTTTGAACAGCCAATCCTCCAGCAGTAACTGCATTACCTGTAACATTTATACTCCATGTTCCGCTTGCTCCGGTGCCAGTCAGCGTGGGAGCGAAGGAGTTGAAGTTCAAAGAGTGAAGCACTTCTCTCCATGAATTAAATCCCCCTCCCCAAACATCACGCAGCCACCACCGGCCGGTCGCTGCGCCGTTGACCATCTGCCAACCATATCTAGATGATCCATTTGTGTAGTGAACTGACTGAATGCCAAGATGATGGGTAGTGTCTCCAGGTCTGTTGGCAGGTCCGCCCCAGGAATCTGTAAAACCGCTACCCCAGTCGAACACCAAGTTCCAATCGGTGCTGTCCCATCCCATGACACCGGTCCAATAATTAGTATCTGTTGTGTTTGCACTTCTCGGAGTTGCATTTTTATAAGTCAAATTAATTTGTTGTTTGAAATCTGAAACGCCTTTAAAACGAATAAAACCGTCAGCGGAACAATATATTCTGTCTATACTTTGAGTATCAGGCATATCACCGGAAATCGTATTTATCCAACCAGCCATAATGTAACCGTCACCCTGCGTTCTTACTATTTTATTTGCTTCATTATTTGTTCCGGTATGAACAGCCAATCCCCCAGCAGTAACTGCATTTCCAGTAACATTTATAGCCCATGTTCCGCTTGCGCCTGTGCCTGTTAATGACGGAGAATATGAAGTATAATTACCATCTGTAATTATTGTTCTCCAAGCATTCCAAGTAGAATTATCATCGTTTCTGGTTCTAATTTTAAAATCATTGCCGCCACCGCTATATGCACCTACAAGTTGACACGAATAATCGATTGCGCCTCCCAAACCTCCGAATGCTATAAATGGGCCTGTAGGTTCACCAGAACCGCCATATGTAAATCCGCACTCAAGATTTGTTATTGAACTATTTAAACTAGTAGAATCGGATGGATGTATTCTAAGTCTTCTTTTACCAAGAGGAGTGCCTGTATAATAATTTGTAGTATATATACCATTTGT